GCCGCGTCCAAATGGGTCAAAACTTTGAGCCGCAATGGTCAAAATGGTGGCATCTGGGCCAGTGCCTAGTCCTTCTATGTCTATCATCAGTGAGCTCATGCTGACATTATAGCATGATTTTTGGCGGGTGTCTAGCGGTTGTTAACCGATTACCCAGTACAGAGGTTGACTGCCGTCAACATAGTTTTTGAGGTCTTCTATTCCCTGTTGCATGATGGCCAAGCCTTCGGCCTTCATGGCCGTACCATTTAGAGTTGATCCTGACTGTGGGCCGGCGATGGTGGCGAACTTTTCGCGTGCTTCGCCTATAATGGTTTTGGCATTTCCGGTCATGTAGTTGCGTATCCATTGACTGATCTGCGGATCACTCAGGAGATTGAACTCAGGCTTGTAGTTGTAGGTCCATAACAGCACACTTTCACCGGTGCCTTTGGGATCTCGTATCAACTGTAGCTTTTTGGTCACTGGATTAAAGGTGTAGTTCATATAGGCGCCAAACATACGCCCAGCCAATTCTACATATTGGCTGTAGAAATCATAGGTGGCAAGTCCACCGGCCACGTTGAAGTTCATGAGATACACATTCATACTTGCTTGGCTGAATGGATCAAAGTTTGAAGCGAACGGGCCTGTTGAATCACCAAAGGTCCTGCGGAAGATCTGGCGCACACTCTGCACTTCTTGCGGCAGTTCATAGATATTGACATTGGTCACTAGTTCCATGAAACTGTAGCTTTCTTCATAGGCATTTTGAGCACGCTGGCGATAGGTACCTATGGTGTTTCTGTAGGCTGCGTCAAAATGCACAGGATCCAGCTCTATGTCGATGATGCCGTCGCCCAGCTGGGCACGTACATATTCGAACAAGTTTTGTTTGAGTGTTTCTAAGCTGTTTTCGGATTCAATGCCCATGTGATAGGAACTCCAGTTCCTATTATTTAGCAGTTTACCAGGCCCAGAGTATGATCAAGTTGTCGTTGCCGCGGCCGTTCCAGCGAGTTTCTGTGCTTTTGATAGCACCAAATGCCTTGCGAGCCGCTGGTTTACCACCACCGGTAACTTCCTTGAGCTGTTCTGCTGGCTTGCGCAGAGTTTTTTGTACCGTCTGCAAGGCATCAAAACCAACCACAGCAGATCCTTTGACTGTGAAGGTACCAATATGGCTGTCGGCCATGACATGGATCAGCTTGCGTTTTGCTGTATCGTAAAGCCAGGCTTCAGAGGCGCCCACCAGTTTAGTAACCGGTTCCGATTTGAGCTTGAGCTCGGTAAACTCACGCATAAATTTAAAGCCTCTGGTAAGCCGTTCTGGACTTACAGCCTTTTTGGCACGCGGCTTGCGTTCGACCTTTTTGAGTTGTACATAGCTGTTGCAGTCGTTGATCACAGTTTCACAAAACTTCACACAGTTTTTTAACTGTAGCTTTGTGAGGTGGCTGTAGCCTTCTACTAGATCAGCATCAGCACCTTCCAACACTTCTGAGAATTCTGCCAGACGTAATTCCCACACACGACTCACAGTACCAATCATGTTGGGACTTACATTCATGCCACGCATGAGTGCAATGGGTTTGAAGTCGGCACTCATCTTGGCACCTGCTACAATAAAATCATCAAACATGCCCTCTAGTTCGCCACAGCATTCACTAATCTTTTCACGCAGATGATCTTGTATCGTCAGCTTGGCCACTGCGGCATCGGCATCTAGTTCGGTCTGTGCTCGTTTGATTTCTTGTTTGGCTCGTAGCATGGCACTGATTTGATCATCCACGATACACTGTTCGTGTTCGGTCAGTTCCAGACCAATCAAGGTCATTCTGCAGGCCCAGGCCGGTGTCAGCCGTATTTGACTGTCAGGAATACCGCGCATGAGCTTGGCATCTTTGGGTCTATGATTAATCTCTAGGTATTGACACAACATGTCCTTGGCGTCTTTTTTGCCATAGTGATAGTTGTACCATTGGAATGCTTTGGCCAGAAGACTCAGGCGATTTTCTGAAGTGGGTTGAACACGCCACTCGGGTTCAGGTCCAACGTATTTGAACTCTGCACCCTTGGGGTTAAGTCGTTTGATTTCGTTTGATTTAGCCATATATTGTATTGTATGTGAAACTGGATTTAAGGTCAACCTATCAGAGCAGCAAAAGTTATATGATGTTCCAAATTGGTCAAAGCGGTTTCCAGATTGTGTTGTAATTCTTTGTAGCGCACTGTGATTTTTTTGTTCCTGCGGCATTCTACCGCTTCTCGGCTCATTTCAGTCAGCACAGCGTTGGCTGCACGAAACAGCTTGCCTAGATCTGCACGAGCCTGTCGATCTTTGATCTTGGCAATGGCATCGCTTGTGCGTTTAAATCGCCGGGTAATTTCTTCATCATCCATGTTCGTAATTATACCAGCTTTTGATTTTCAAGTCAAATTAGCCCATAAATACATGACTATGCCACGCCTGAGCCTTTACCGCCCTAATAGGACCAATGATTACCAGTTCCTGGATCGTACCATTGCAGAAATGTACACAGTGGGCGGCTTAGACATTTATGTACACAAGTATCTAGGACCCATCGTCAACCCTGATCAGGTCAACACGCCGGGTGATGCTACCTTGCCCATATATGACAGCACCAATCCACTTTTTATCCAGGATTTATTGTTGCTGGAAAATCGTGATAGAGCCTACGACAACGATGTTTATATCATGCGTGGTGTTTATACACAGAACGACATTGATTTTGACCTAACACAATTTGGCCTGTTTCTCAACAACGATACCTTGTTTATCACGTTCCACTACAACAACATGATTGACACTTTTGGTCGCAAGCTCATGTCAGGTGATGTGTTAGAGTTACCAAATCTCAAAGATTATTACCCGTTGGATCCTACCAAGCCGTTGCCGTTACCCAAGTACTATGTGATACAAGATGCCAGTTATGCCGCAGAAGGATTTAGCCAGACCTGGTTGCCACACCTGTGGCGAGTCAAGGCCACGCCTATGGTCAATGCGCAGGAGTTCCAGCAGATCGTCAATCAGCCATTCATGCCTGAAAATATCTGGGACAATGGCAACTTTTATCCGCAAGGCGACGTGGTCAATTCAGGTGGCACTTACTATACTGCCCGGCAACCTGTTCCGCCCGGTACTCCTATAACTGACACTGCCTACTGGACCGCCACTACTCCAACCACAGTGGGCGATCAGATGAGTACTAGACCCAAAGATTTACAGATCAATGATGCCTTGCTGATACAGGCACAGGCCGATGTGCCCTTGAGTGGTTACGATACCACCAAGTTCTATATCCTGCCTACCAAACCAGATGGTCAACCCGGCAGTCAAGGCCTTACAGCCGACAATACACATGTCACAGCCGACAGCACATCAAATGGTGGCGCTGATACTCCTACCGGCTTTGGCTATACCATGGGCTATCTTACCGGTAGTCATGATCCTGAAACCGGATACCTATTGCCGCCCAACGGCTTGCCAGTGACTCCTGGCGTGAGCTTTCCGCCCAATCCTGCCCTGGGCGATTATGCTCTAAGATTGGATTACTTCCCCAATCGTTTGTTCCGTTACAACGGCGGACGTTGGATCGCCATTGAAGACAATGTGCGCACTGATCTTGATTTGGCACCCACCAGCCAGACACAACGCAGCAGCTTTGTAAACAATCCCTACACTGTGGCCACTACCGATCAAGGCAACATACCAAGTCGCCAGAGTCTCAGTCAAATCCTACAGCCCTTGGCCGACAACGGCGACCAAGGTGGCAATATCACACCTGCCAACCCAAGACCCCCAGGACAATAACACATGGCTGTCACTCCATATTTTTACGATGAACAGATACGTCGTTTCTTGCTACAGTTTGCCAGGATCTTTTCAAACTTTCAAGTAGAGTACGGACAAAATCAAGCCGGCAAAAATGATACCTTGGTGCGTGTACCAGTGCGCTATGGAGATTCAAGTCGTCAGGCACAGACCGTGATACAGCAAAACAGTGCCAATGAATTGCCAAGCACACCCTTGATGACATTTTACATTACGGATTTGAAATACAATCGTGATATGATACAGGAACCAAACTTTGTGAGCACCATAGCAGTTCGCCAAAGGACCTATGACGGTGCCACTGACACTTACGAAACCACGCAGGGTAATGCGTTTACCATTGATCGACTCATGCCGGTGCCGTTCATGATGACTATAAATCTAGACATATGGACTTCAAACACCAACGAAAAAATGCAACTGCTAGAACAGATCTTGGTCCTGTTCAATCCTAGTCTAGAAATACAAAGCACCGACAACTACATAGACTGGACCAGTCTCAGCACTGTGTACCTGGAGGACATAACCTGGAGCAGTCGCACAGTGGGTGCCAGTGGCACTGAAAATCCCATAGATATAGCTACCTTACGATTCAAACTGCCCATGTGGATCAGCAGTCCGGCCAAGGTTAAAAAATTGGGTGTGGTC